AAAAAACAATCTCGACGAAAATTAGCAATTGCCCACATCATCTCGTTAAACATACAGGTATCCCAACCACTAGCATCAAGTGAACCACAATTCTCCGGATTGAGCAAATCACTATAAACACAATGAAATCCTCCAGAAAACTTAGACATACCTACACATGAGGAATTTTTAAAAACTGATTCATAAAATCGTTCGTTGAAATCCATACAATATTTCGAAGAAAAAAGATAGAAGAATAAGGAACCAGACATAAAGACTCTCGTCTTACCATCTCGTACCTTTTCTTTCAGTCTTAATTCTTGTTTAGAGCACGCACCCCAATAAGAATTTACGCCACCAGTCTTTAACATTCCCTCTTCAAATTCCTCATACAATTTAAAGAACTTTGCGTCTGACAACGCATCGCCCTTCGTATTATAAAGAACCTTCAGTGCAGGACCTGGAGAGGTGTCAAGCCTAACAGTTTGGAGTATTTCATCCATACCAGTAAGCCTGGCACCTTTACAGAGTCTAAAATGTTTTCGCATCATTTTAACAGCTATATCAAACGCTTTGCGATTAAACTGTTTGGGAGCTGTCTTCCCAAACTTCGCTAAGCCTTTATAAAACGGAATTTGTGACAAATCCGCAGGAGCATAAGTTATATTTGATTCAGGAATGAGAGACGCAAGATCACGATCATAGAACATAGGTTTTGGAGGAGTCTGGAAACGACGAAATCGTCCCTTATACTCCAAAGCCGTATCTCCACAATGGTTATCAAAGATATCCCTCCTCACAGTCGTCCAGTCGTAGCGGGAAAGAAGAATCTTATCCTCTACGCCTGGAACAGGCTCTGCGAGGAGGGTTTCTAGTTTTTTGCATCAGCAATCCTGGACACAAAAGCGGGGGTAAAAGCGAAAAACTTATTAGGCATTCCGCCGCCACCTCCGCCCATCAAATGTATCCCCACAACATCCCCAGTATTAGCGTCAACCACCAGACCACCAGAATGGCCCTCTCCCGACGAAGCGGCATATTCGGTAAGATCTCCAGAGGCTTTGACATTAGCCATTGCCTTAGAAACCGACCACCCCCAAACATTTTGTTCATTTGGGGAATAAGCCACAAGCATAACGCTTCGAGGATTAGAGCCATAGGACTTTACCCGTGAAACGGATTTCAGTCCAGAAGGCTTGGTATAAAAATCAAGGTCAGGAAAACCTGATGATTGGCGCGATACCAGGAGACTCTCAGGGGATTCCTCCCTAGCAAATAACTCAACTTCAGAG